CCGCCTGCTCGAGGTCAAAGCCGACGCCAAAGTACGCCAGGCTAACGGGCAGGAATCAATCGAGCTACCCGACGAGTCTAAATGGATGATCGCCGCCGCCAACATGACAGCCGGGCCGGGCCTCTCAATCAGCATGGCGTTCGTCGACGAGGCGTGGCACGTCGACGAAGACGTCGTCGTATCTGGAATCATGCCGACCATGCTCCAGCGAACCTCCAGCCAACTCTGGCTCGTCTCGACAGCCGGAGAGTCGCGGTCGGATTTGCTCCGCAACTTTCGAGAGCAAGGCATAGCCCAGCTCGACGACCCAGAACACGCCGACGTGCTACTGCTCGAGTGGTCAGCGTCGCCCGACCTCGCCGTCGACGATCGGGAAGCGTGGCGGCAAGCGTCGCCGATCTGGAACGCTCGGCGCGAGAAACAAGTCGAGCAATTCCACCGACTACAACCCGCCAACGATTTTGCAATGCAAATGCTAAACCGCTGGGTCACCTCGGCGACGAGCTGGCTCCCAGAGCAATCGTGGACAAAATGCGGAGACGAGGTCGACCTACCGACAAACGCACCAGGCGTGATCGCTGTCGAGACGAGCGTCGACGGCCTACCGATCGGCGCCGTAATCGCCGTCATGGATGACGACGGCATTGTCCATGTCAGGAGTCACGTCGAGACAACCCATGCCGCAATGTGGAGATGGCTCAAGGACGCCGCCGCCGACCGACGAGGCGTCACAATCCTGCACCACGCCACCGTTAGGATTCCCGACATAAAGGGCGCGACGATGCTCGAGGTCAAAGCGTCCGACCAGGTCGCCGGGTACGGGCCGACTCGAGCAGCGATCCTTGCCGGCAACCTCCGCCACAATCGAAACGAAACACTCACCGAACAGGTACTAATGGCCTCGGCGTACCAGTCTCGAGACGGACATTCGCAGCTCTCCCAAAAGGCAAGCGAAGGCCCGATCTATCTAGCCCGCGCTCTCGTCTGGAGCGTCGGACACGAACTCAAGCCGAACAGTCGACGCCGCCACCTCGTCGCTGTCGCAAAGTGACGACGACGCACGGCGTATTCTCCGAGGCGTGGGAACATTCTCCAGAATCTTCACCGGCGAAAAAAAGCCGCAACGCACAGCGTCCTTTGCCTCTTGCATCGGGCCGAGCTATGCCGCAAACCTCCAGACCATCCTAATGATCGGCCTAACGCGCTCGACCGCTATGGGTATTCCCGCCGCCGCGTCCTGCCGTAACCTCATCGTAAACACGATCGCAGGACTCGACATCGAACGGTATCGCGGCTCCGAGGAACTGCCCGAAGGGATGCTGCTATCGCAGCCCGACCCGTCGACAACGTGGACGTCAACGATCAGCGGCACCGTCGACGACCTGCTCTGGTACGGGCAAGCCTTTTGGGTGATCCTTGCGCGTGACGGTATCGGCACCGTCCAAAACCCGGACGGACTTCCCGTTAGAGCTCGCCGCATTCCCGCCGAAAACTGCGAAGTGATTTACAGTCAAAACCTCTCGGACTACGATCGCATTAGCGGATTTCAGATCAACGGCACAATCGTCGACCCGCGTATGGTGATCTTTTTTGACGCTGGTAACGAGGGCATTCTCAACTATGGGGCGCGAACACTTACCGCCGCTATCGAGCTCGAGGACGCCGCCCGCCGACTCTCAACCGTCGAACTCCCCGCCGGTATCCTCCAGAACGTCGGACACGAACTAGGCCAGGAGGAAGCCGACGCCGTCGTCGAGGCATTCCAAACCGCCAGGCGCACCAACACGATCGCGTTTCTCCAGAACGTCGAATACTCTAGGCAAGACCTCAACCCGTCCGACCTGCAACTCGTCGAGGCTCGAGCAGCATCGGCGACCGACGTCGCCCGACTCTTTCAGGTACCCGTTAGCATGATTGGCGCGAGCCCGACGGGCAACAGCTCCGCACTACTCTACGCCAATGTAGCCCAAAACACGGCGCAATTTGTCCAACAGGCCTGCGCGCCTTTCATCAATACAATCGAGCGAACCCTCTCGCTCGAAAGCGTGACGGTCAGAGGGCAAGAGGTACGGTTTGACGTCCAGGCATTCCTCCGAACAGACCCGGACGCCGCCAGCCAATATGTCCTCGGACTCTACGGCGCTGGCGTCATCGACCAGACCGAGGCGCGATCGTACCTCGGCATTGCACCACTCGGCACCACTACCCCAGACCTTACGCCCGGAAGGATCTAACCCGTGCTCCAATTCGATATCGACGTTTCGGCGGCAGACACACAGACCCGCACGATCGAAGGCGTAGCCGTGCCATACGGCGAAACCGCAAACCTCGGCGGCACCGTCTACCGTTTCCAAGAGGGTAGCCTTGTCCAGGCACGAAACCGGACGCCGCTGCTACTCGGACACGATCGGAATCGTCCGATCGGTGTCCTCGTCGAACTCGCCGACACGCCAAGCGGCGCTCTCGCACGATTCCAGATCGACAACGGCGTCGAAGGCGACCTTGCTCTCGAGCAGGCCGCGTCGGGTAGTCGCGGAGGACTCTCGATCGGTGCTGACATTATCACCGGCGAGGAAGATGCCGACGGCGTCGTAACAGTTACCGCCGCCAGCCTGCTCGAGGTTAGCCTCGTCGCCATTCCCGCGTTTGCCGGAGCCGACGTCACTAGCGTTGCCGCCGACGACGAAACCCCCACGCTCGACCCCGACCCAGCCCCGCACGATGAAACCCCCACCGAGGAAATTGAGGAACTAATGGAAACCACGCCCGACCAGGTCGCCGCCGATCTCGCGCCGATCATCGCCAACACGCCAGCCCGCGCCGAGCTCTCCGCCGACGCCTACGTCCAGCATATGGTTCGCGCCATGAAGGGCGACGCTAAGTCGGCTCGTCTGATCGAGGCCAGCCTCGACACGATCGACGTCGCCGCAGTCATCGGACTCGTCCCAGACTTCTACACGCGCCAGATCATCGGCGGTCTGACCGAGAATCGCCCGCTGGCAAACAACGTGCGCCGCGCAGCAATGCCAGCCGAAGGCATGCACCTCTACAAGCCGCTGTGGGGAACGACTCCCGTCGGCGGATGGATCACGGAAGCCGATCCAACACCGTCCAATGAGATCACGATCACCAACCACGAGGTCGACGTCATGCAATGGGCGTACGGCGTCAGCATGACGGTTGCCTCGCTCGAGCGTGGCACCGGCGTCGCCGAGGCAGTCTACCGCCAGATCATCCTGAACTACTACGAGGCAGTCGAGGGCAAGCTCTCTCTTGCACTCACGAACGCAGCCGAGGGCCTCGCCGGTGGCGCCAACGTCCTCGCTACCGTCGGCATCCTGTCGGCGGCAGTCTACTCGGACTCTGGTCGTCGTCCCGACAAGGCCTACATGGCTCCAGACGTCTGGTCTGACCTGCTCGCAACTGCCGGGCCGTTTGCGTTCACGACGGGCTCGACAAACGCCAACACGATCGCCGGTCAGATCGCTGGCCTCGACATTGTCGTGACGTCGGCTCTCGCCGCTGGCACGATCATTGTCGCCGACTCGAACGTCGTCGAACTGCGAGAGTCGAACCCTCTCCAGCTCCGCGCCAACGTGATCGGCACCATGCAGATCGAACTGGGCGTCACGTCGTTTGTTACGACTGACGTCGAGCTCGCCGCTGCGGTCAAGATGAGCGACTAGCCCGAAATACTGACGGCTTTCGCCGTACCGCAAACCCCGCGCCGCACTTCCCCTGCGGCGCGGGGTACAACTCCCAACCCCCAACACTCTCGAGGACGACATGCCGTGGATCGAAGCCCAGGACGTAGCCGACCAGCTCGACATCGAAGTCGATAATCGTCTGGAAAACTGCACGGCTGCGATCAAAAGCGAAGTCGAGCGCCTACGCTCTGACCTCGACTTCTCTGGAGACGTCGAGATACCCGCAAGCGTTATCTACGCCGCGATCCTTTGGGCCTGCATCCTCTACCAGCACCGCTCCGCTCCGAGCGGATTCGCCGGGTACGGTGACGGTGCCGACGTTGTCGGCGACGTAATCGGCTCCCGCAAGGCCGATATTTATCGGTTGCTCGGATTACGACGCCCGGTGACAGCGTGACCGTTCCCGAGGCACTAGACGAGGTCGTCGCCGTTCTCGTCGCCGTAGGACTGCCCGCCACGCGAGACGCTGGCGCATTCTTTCCCGCACCGATCGGCGTCCTCGTCGGAATGCCTAGCCTCGTCGCCACAGGACTTGCCAGTCGAACGCTCGAGGTACCCGTCCACGTCGTCAGCGCCGACCCGCCGAGCCCCAGCGTTCTCGCACTAATGTACGCAGCTGCCGACGACGCCGCCGCCGCACTTCAGACCAACACCTACCAGGCCACTACATGGTCGAACGGCGTCAACGCCGAACCGCTCCCAGCTCTCAACCTGCTCGTCACCGTAACGATCGACAATACCCCGGAGGTATAAAAAATGCCAGTTATCGACAGCCGACTCGGCCCAGGAACCCTAACGTTCCAGGGCCCCGAGGACTTCTCGCTCCAGGTCGCCAGCGCTAAGCTCGTCCCCAGCGTCGCAGAAACCGACGGAACCCCAACCCTCGGCGAACCCGATCCCGCCCCAGAAATGACGGTAACGTGGGCCCTTTCGGGCAACACGATCTCCGACTGGTCGGATGACGAGGGTTTCGTCAACTGGGCAATGGACAACAGCGGCACCGAGAAAACGTTCGAGTTTGAGCCTTTGACGAGCGCCGGAATGGCCTACACCGGCACCGTTCAGATTCGCCCGATTGAGATCGGCGGCGACGTCGCTGTCCAGTCGAGCGTGGCGTTCGAGTTTCCTCTCATTGGTGATCCTACCCGCACCTACACGCCCTAGCCCATGATCCGGCTACAGGGGAAGGTGACATACCTCGACGGAACCGTCGAGGACTTTACGGGCGGAATCAACGCGCTCGCCGCATGGGAGCAACACGCCCATACGCGCAAGCTCGACTCGAGCCCAGAAAAAAGCCCGATGACGTGGACGCTGTTCGTGGCGTTCGCGTCACTCGGCGCTACTCGCACGGGTAAAGACATTGGGTTTGACACTTGGCGGAAAAACGTCGACGACGTCTCGCTCGAGGTCGAAGATGCAAACCCTACGACCGAGGACACGTCGGAAGTCTAGTGGCAGTCCTCGCAATCGAAACCGGCATACCGCCCAGCGTCCTATGGCTCGAGGACGCCTCCGACCTTGCGACGATGGTGCGCGTCCTCGAGGATCGAGCCAAAAAGTAATGGCTAGGACAAAACCACGCGGCTCCGAAATATACGTTGACGATACAGACATGCGCGTCCTATTCGACGCACTCAAAAACGTCGACGTCGAACTCCGCAAGTCGACAAACGCGCAACTACGGATAGCCGCTAAAGAGTGCGCCGACGACCTCGCCCGCCGACTCAAGATCGCCGCGTACGCCGAACCAGCTCCACAAACGCGCCTCGTCGCCGAAAGCATCAAAACCAAAACCGACCGTACCCCGGTCGTCATGGTTGGCGGCACCAAAAAAGTCGGCAGGCCCTACCGCTCGAGAAAGACAAAACAAAAGCGCGCAGCGACCGCGGGCGACCTTCTCTGGTCTGTCGAGTACGGCGACACAAAAGGCAGGTTTGCTCCCAGAAACCCCAACGGGTACTGGATCACGCTGACGTCAAAAGTGTTTGCAGAATCACCAACCGCTACTGACAACTACAAGCGAGCGGTGCTACGCATTCTTCAGGAAGCGAACGTGATCTAATGGCAGGCGCAGCAAACGTACTTATCAAAATTGGCGCGAACTCGAGTCAGGCCGTCGGCGAGATCGGCAAGGTAAACAAGGCTCTCGGTCAGCAAATGACGGCAAGCCAAAAAGCGTCGAACGTAACGCGGAAAGCCGCAGTACCCGCAGCTCTTGCACTCGTCGCTCTAGCCGGTGCCGCTATTGCTTGCGCGAAAGCCGCCGCCGAGGACGAGGCCGCCCAGGTCAAACTAGCCGGACAACTCCGCCGCGTCACCGGCGCAACCGACGCCGTCATCGCCAGCGCCGAGGACTACATCACAAAACTAAGCCTTGCCACCGGCGTCGCAGATGACGACCTACGCCCAGCCCTCGCAACCCTCGCAACCGTAACGGGCAACGTCGACAAAGCCCAAGCCGCCCTTGCCATTACCCTCGACGTCGCCGCCGCATCCGGCAAAAACACGGCAACGGTATCGAAGGCTCTCGCCAAAGCGTACGCGGGCGACGGTGCAGCTCTCGCCAAACTAATCCCCGGACTAGATAAAGCCGCCGTAAAGTCTGGCGACTTTGCCCGAATCAACGCAGAACTTGCTCGAGTGACCGGCGGAGCCGCCGCCGAGGCCGCTGGGACAGCCGCCGGACAATTCGCAATCTTCCAACTCACAATGGCAGAGACAAAAGAGGAAATAGGCGCCGCATTCCTACCCGTCCTCTCGCAGATCGCGCCGTACCTCGTCGAGCTAGCCAAGCTACTAAAAGACAACACAAAAATTATCCTCATTATCGGCGGCGCGATCGCTGGCCTCGCCGTAGCAGTCGTCACCGTCAACGCCGCCCTATCCGCATACCAGGCTATTACGGTCGCAGTCAAAGCCGCCACCGTAATTTGGACTGCCGCCCAATTCCTACTCAACATAGCGCTAACCGCAAACCCTATCGGTCTAATCGTCGTTGCGATCGCCGCGCTCATCGCCGGCATTATCCTCGCCTACCGCAACAGCGAAACATTCCGCAACATTGTCGACACACTATTTGCAGCTGTAACGCGAATCACGATGCAGGCTCTCCGACCGTTTATCGACAATTGGAAAGAGATCAGCGCCGCTATCGATTTCGTCGTCAAATGGCTCAAGATTCTATGGCCCTTTCTGGTACCAGGCGGGCTCGTCTACCTCGCTCTCAAAACAGCCGAGGACAAGTTTGGCGCCGTATCTTTCGCAATCAACTACATGCGGGATACGATCCGAAACGCGATCACGGCAGCGGGCGACATCAAAGACGCTTTCGTCGTACTCGCCGCCGTAGCCTCGACAACGTATACGACGCTCCGAAACGGCATCTCGACAACGCTCGACCCGATCGCTCGAGCATTCGACCGTATCGTGACCGCTATCCAAAACGTCGTCAACTGGATAAAACAGATTCGCTTCCCATCGCTACCCTCTTGGCTTTCGAGCCTCGGCTCGACGAGCCTATCGACCAGGTCGACGAGCCTCTCGAATCTGTCTGGCGGGACAACAGTAAACGTAACTATCAACGGGCCGATTGACTCGGACTCGACTGCGCGAGAGATTCTCAAGGTACTCAACCAGTACGACCGCCGCTACAACCTCGTCGGCGCATGATCTACAGCGTCGTCATCGGCGAAGCGACGAGCGTCGAACTAACGACAATCTCGGACGACGTACAGCTTGTCTTTGGACGTTCGGATATCTACTCGAGCGTGGCCCAGTCAGCGGCTCGCGTGACGTTCTACGACGCTGACGTCTCGCCGTATATGAAACTTCTCGGTTACACGCTCCAGGTCTACTCGACCGCCAGCATTCTCGCGTTCACCGGCACAATCAGCGACATGACTCTCCAGGTAGCAACCGAGACGAGCGGCAACGCCCTCACCGTGACGGCAATCGGCAGGCTCTCCGCTCTAGGCCAACGCCTAATCGCGTCGACGCTCTACCCGCAAGAGACGCTCGCGGTTCGCATGGCGCGAATCTTTACCGACGCGGGCGTAGCAGGCCCCGGATACGTCCTCGAGCTCTCGACCGCCGACCTTGCTACAAGCGTCGCCGAGCGCACAGCTAACGAGGCCTCGGCGCTAAGCGTTATCGACGAGCTACTCTCCAGTTTCCAAGCGTTCGTTTACGACCATCCAGACGGCACGATCCGCGTCCAGTCGCTCGCGTGGCGCGTCGAGAGCGCAGGCACCAACACGGTCGGCGCCGACGTCGTCTACAGCCCGACATGGTCGCAAAACGTCCAGATAACAAACCGCGTATACGTCGACTACTCGACCGGCACTATCCAAAAAGACGACGCCACCTCGCAGACCAGGTACGGCGTCCGTACCGGATCAATCTCGAGCAAACTCGTCTCGTCGACAAACGCGACAACGCTCGCAACGACGATACTCAACAGGCAACGCCGACCGCGCTGGAACCTTGCCGGTATCGAAGTCGTCCAAGACGCGACCGAGCAATATTTCTCAATCGGTCAACAGCTCTACGTTTCCGAATTGCCGGCAGATTCTCCAGCGGGTGCCACGGGTAACTACATGGGACTCGTCGAGGGATTCTCCCAGGCATACCGTCGAGGCGAGCAACGCACCACGGTTCTCATTACTGACCCAATATTTAGCGGTCTGGCGTTGCAATGGGAGGAAACCCTCCAGCCCTTTATTATGACGCCCTACCGGTGGAATACCATCCGCGCAACCGTCCAATGGGACGACGCGATAACGATCGAAGATTTGGAGCCATAACATGACGAGCTACACCACCAACGCCGCCTACCCCTACCCGGCGGCAACCGACCAGCTCGTCGACTACCCGACCACGGCTGGGAGTCTCGCCGGGTACCTTGACTTTCTGCCAAACCGAAACAGGATCATAAACGGTGCCTTTGACGTCTGGCAACGCGGCGGCGGTGGATTTATCGCCACGGACGGAATGTATACCGCCGACCAATGGCGCTACTCGCAGACTGGCGCAGGCGGAACCCACACCGTGACCAGGGTAGACCAGCCTACCGGCTCGACACTAATCGGCGGAATGAACCCCCGTTATTACCTTCGACTTTCTAACACAGTCGTAGGCTCGGCTACCGCGCAGATCATCGGACAACGCATTGAGGACGTCCGAACACTCGCAGGAGAGTCCTGCACACTCTCGGCATGGATCAAAGGAACCGCAACCAGCATTACAGCTAAAGCGCTTCAGAACTTTGGGTCTGGAGGTTCGCCGTCGAGCAGCGTAACGACGACGCTCGGCACGGCAACGCCAACAACGTCATGGGTACGCCTCCACGTTCACTTCACAATGCCGAGCCTATCCGGCAAAACCATCGGCACCGCGGAAAACAGTTTCGTTGAGATTCTATTCGACTGCGGCTCGAGCCTCGGAACCCTAGACCTTTGGGGCGTCCAACTTGAGCAGAACACAACCCAAACCGCATTTGAGCGAGAGCCTATCCAGCAAACACTTGCAAAATGCCAACGCTATTACTTTCGGAAAAATTGCGAGGTTGCTTACGGCCCGATCAATAACGGTGGACTAATTTCGACAGCGACTTTAGGAAACGTGCTTCTCAATTATCCAGTAACAATGCGAGCCGCACCAACTCTAGACGCTTATACGGGTTTGAGGCTATTTGACGGTACACAGGCGCCAGCGGTCACAAACTTGACAATCGACCCGGTAGTTTCTAATACAAACACAGTTGAGTTAGCCGCGACCTGTTCTGCCGGTTTGCTCACCACCGGGAGAGCGTGCATTTTGCAAGGCAATAACAACGCAAGCGGCTACGTCGCTATAAAAGCGGAGTTGTGATGCCGGAGGATACCGATCGGCTTTACAACATGATGAGTGATCTACGCGAAAGCGTGGAAGGCTATCGAACCGATCTCAACGGCAGGCTACGTCGTCTTGAGGCCGCCGAGGCTCGCCGCGATGGAATCGACAATGGTCGAGGCTCTATCTTTCGTGTCGTTGCCGCTACAGCTGCCGTTGCAGGTAGCGTTACCGGCGTTATCGTCGTAATCAGCGACAGAATCTAAGGAGAAATACCATGCAATCTATCTCGCCAAAAGTGCTCGCTAGTACTATCGGGGCCGCCGTCGTGACTATTCTGATCGCGCTGGCAAGCCTCGCCGGTTATGAGCCGACGCTCGAGCTCTCTGGAGCCGTCTACATCGTCGTCGTGTTTCTGCTCGGCTACTTTCGCATCGACCCTACTCGCAAGGTCTAGGCGTCCGACCCTCGTCGTAGGATCGAACCCATGCCGAACAGAGTCTCAATTATGGATATGTGGGGCGTTCTCATACTTGCGATTCTCGTCGCGTTCGTGATCGTAACCCGCCCATGAGAAACTTTCGACCACAACGAAACC